CTAACCGATCTTGGAGATCGTATTGTTGAGTGCCCAAATTCTCCTAAGCTTGAGCAGACGGGTTGCTATCCAGGAGGTCTCATTGAGATCTCGCTTCGAGTTGCCTCAACAATGAGAAAGCTCAATGAGACCCTGGACGATAAGCTTCCAACATCCTCAATTATTCGTGTGGGTCTGCTCCATGAGATTGGAAAGATTGGTGATCTTGAGACCCCACACTTCGTAGACCAGGATAGTGACTGGCACCGTGATAAGCTGGGTCAGATGTACAAGTACAATGAGGAGATGGATAAGATGACTTATTCCCATCGATCCCTTTGGCTTCTACAACACTACAGCGTCGCACTCTCCCGAGATGAGTGGGAGGCTATTGCTACATCCGGAGGCTACCACCTCGAGGAGAATCGATTCTACACAGCAACAAAGAATAAGCTCGGTAGACTTTTGTGTGCTGCGAGACTGCTGGTTCTCTGACACGCAAAATACTTATCTGTATGTCAACAGAACTACTTCGTGAAGTCATAAGTCTACTTGTCTCTGAATCCGCTAAGGAAGATGAGGGAAAAGCAGAGGATAGGGATCCTAAGCCAAAGACTGTCAAGCGGGATGGAAAGACCCTCACAGTTTTAACTGAGCCCGATTACACGAAGCCATCAAATGAAATATCCCAAGAGGAAACTGACGAGACTGATGAGGTTTCTGTGGCTGCAAATGTTGCAGGTGCATCAGTTCCACTAGGATACAGTCCAGAAGGCAGTCCACAGTCATCTCGTCAGGTAAAGAAGAAGAGAAAGAGTGTGACTGATGCGATTGGACGTGCATTTGGCGGAGCAAAACCCATTAAGTCCTTTTGACATATAAACCGAACTTAAAATTTAAAGACTCTCTTGAACATTTGAAAGTTGGAGGCTAATCTTTAGCTAACACTTGTGCAAGTGACATTTAGAAAAATAGAAAGTTGAGAAAAGAAAATGGCAATCAATTTCGACGCAATTCGCAAGAAGCTCAATAAGCTCTCCGGACAGAACTCAAAGCGTGATGTAATGTGGCGCCCCACTGAGGGTGAGGAGACGACTGTACGTCTCGTCTCATTCCCTGACAATGACGGACAACCCTTCAAGGAGCGCTGGTTCTACTACAATATCGGAAACAGCCCAGGCCTTCTTGCACCATACCAGTTTGGTCGTCCTGATCCAATCCAAGAGCTAATTAATAAGCTTCGTGATGACACCGACAACAAGGAGTCTTACGAGCTCGCAAAGAAGCTCTATCCAAAGATGCGTGCCTATGCCGCGGTAATTGTTCGTGGTGAGGAGGACAAGGGTGTTCGTCTCTGGGCATTTGGAAAGCAGGTCTATCAATCGCTGCTTAACATCATGCTCGATGAGGATTACGGTGACATCACTGATCCAAAGACCGGCCGTGATGTAAAGGTCACGTGTTCCAAGGCAAATGGTAAGACCTATTCATCCACTGATGTGATGCCCCGCGGCAAGTCATCTCTTCTTTCAGAGAGTCCAGATAAGTCAAAGCAGTGGCTTTCAAATATTCCAAATCTTGATGAGCTCTTCACTGAGAAGTCCTACGAGGAGCTTGAGAAGATTGTGAATGATTGGCTCAACGGTGATACGACTTCCGCATCATCTGAGCTGGGCACCTCACGTGGCGAGCCACCAGCAGTTGCAGCAGCTGTATCCACGCTCTCTTCAGAAGAGGATGCTCCCAGAGCATCATCGAAGGCAGCCGGTTCAAAGTATAAGAGTCTCGAGGATGCATTCGCAGACCTTGAGGATGCCTGATACACACACTTAAAATTTAGGCACTTTGACACACCCCCGAATGGGGGTGTTGTCTTTTCTATGAAGAGAGAGGTCTGAATGGCAAAGAATACAGAGCAGGATAGTTTCACGGACGACTTGATTAAGTCACTCAATAAGTCACATGGTTCACGAGTTGCTTATAACCTTGCATTCGATGAATCACCCACACATGTCAAGAGGTGGATCAGTACAGGCTCAAAGCAGCTTGACTACATTATCTCTAACCGTCGTGACGGAGGTCTTCCAGAGGGACGAATTATTGAGATCTTTGGGCCACCATCAATTGGTAAGTCACATATCGCAATTCAGATCGCTCGTTCCACACAAAAGATGGGTGGAATTGTTGTCTACATCGACACTGAGAACGCTACTTCTGTTGAGAATCTAGGCCTGCTGGGAGTCGATGTCAAGAAGCGGTTCGTTTATGTTGATACACACTGCACTGAGGAGGTCCTCTCAATTGCTGAGGAGACTGTACTAAAGGCGAAGGCAATGGATAAGGATGTTCCAGTGACAATTATTTGGGACTCTGTTGCTGCCACTTCTCCGAAGGCAGAACTTACAGGTGACTACGACAAGGATTCAATTGGTCTACAGGCCCGAGCAATTTCTAAGGGCATGCGTAAGATCACCGGTGTCATCGCTAACCAGAATGTTCTCCTCATCTGTCTCAATCAGATTCGTACGAAAATTGGAGTCATGTATGGTGACCCCACCACTACACCAGGCGGAATGGCAATCCCATTCCATTCATCTGTCAGGATCAAGCTAGGTGCAGGTCAGCAGATCCTCACAAAGGACAAGGAAGTCATCGGTATCCACGTCTCAGCGAAGACTGTGAAGAACAAGGTGACTGCTCCTTTTAGATCCTGCGACTTTGAGATCCACTTTGGTGTAGGAATCAAGGAGCATGAGCAGCTTTTCGACATTCTCAGGAAACACGGTGTTGAGACTGTTAATGGCAGGACTATTGAGATTGGCGGCACAGGTGCTTGGAAGACTCTTTCCGTTATTAATTCAGACTCTGGTGAGGTTCTTGTAGATAAGAAGTTCTACAAGGCTGAGTTTGACAAGATCATAGATGATCCTGAGTACTCTGATTATATTGAGGATCTTCTCGAAGCTGCGATGTCCAAGAAGCGCAGTACTGAAGCAGCTGATGTCGATTCAGAGTCTTATGAGGAAGTCCGATCCATTGCAATGGAAGTTGAAGGGTCTGATATTTCACCCGAGGACTGATGTCTCACCCGATAATCATAGTCGATGGTCTAAACTATTTTACTAGGCATTTTGTTGCAAATCCCACTATGAGCCGCCAAGGTCACCAAATTGGTGGCTTTGTGGGATTTCTCAAAGGATTAAAACTGTTAAATGACAGATTAAGCTCTCGACGTGTGATAGTAATTTGGGAGGGCGGTGGATCTCCGCGCAGGAGAGCAATATTTCCCGAGTATAAGTCAGGTCGACGACCGCAGCGTCTTAACCGTTACTATGAGGATATTCCAGACACGTATGAGAACAGAGATTATCAGTTGAAACTCACAATTGAATCTCTTCGACACGCACCTGTGCAACAAATATATGTGTCTGACTGTGAGGCTGATGATGTAATTGGTTACATGTGCAGACACATGTTCCGTAATAATAAAATTGTTGTAGTTTCATCTGATAAAGATCTCTATCAGCTTATTGACAATAATGTGACGCAGTGGTCACCAGGACAGAAAAAACTAATAACACCAGAAGAAGTCCGTGAGAAGTTTGGTGTTTGGCCGACGAATATGTGTCTTGTGAGGAGTTTTGTAGGCGATAGTTCTGATGGCATACCAGGAGTCGATGGTGCTGGCTTTAAGACTATGTCGAAGAGATTCCCATTGTTGCAGGAAGATCAGTCCCTGATGCTCCAGGATGTCTTGGATGAGGCCGCCAGGCATGGTGCAACAAAGGTGCAGCTCTATAAAAACATTATCGATCAGCAGGATATAGTGAGACGTAACTGGAAGTTAATGCACCTAGATATTGCAAACCTCTCAGGTGACCAGATCAAAAAGATAAATGATTCAGTAACGAGTTATAGTCCCAAGAAGAATAAGCTTGAGATGATGCGCCTCCTGATAAGAGAAGGTGTTCAGGACTTTGATGTTGACTCATTTTTTATGACACTAAACGCTACAATCGTCTGAGGATTAAATGGAAGACAAAGACACGGTCATTGAGCTTGCGCTAAATGGCTCTTTTGGAAAGTACGGCAAGCAGTTCCAGGAAGGCATCTTTCACGGTCTCTTGACAGATCATCCGTGGGCTGCTCAAATGATGGAGGTCATGAAGCCTGCATTTTTTGATGTAAAGTTCTTACAGTTTCTTTGTGACAAGTATTTCCTCTACCACCACAAATATAAGTGCTTTCCATCCATGGGACTTCTAGTCCCTCTCATCAAGGAGGATCTAGCAGAGTCGAATGACAAGATTCTTCTCGATCAAACTGTGGATTATCTTCACAGGCTTAAGTCAAGTCCCAATATGGGAGACTTACAGTATATCAAGGATAAGAGTCTTGATTTTTGTAAGCGCCAAGTATTTAGGGATGCTCTCGAGAAAGCTGTAGAGCTCATCTCCACTGATAAGTTTGAATCAGTTGTTGGTCTAATGAAGGAAGCAGTGGCTGTAGGTCTTCCAAGCTCCGTAGGACACGACTTCTTCGAGGACTTCGAGGCGAGATTTGTTAAGTCACGGAGGCAGTGCTGCCCAACAGGAATTTCTCGTCTCGATGAGAAGGATATCCTCCAGGGTGGACTCGGCCGTGGTGAGATAGGTGTTATTACAGCCAACACAGGCGTGGGAAAGTCGCACTTTCTTGTTGCATTGGGAGCAAATGCAATGCGTGCGGGAAAGAATGTGGTTCACTATACGTTTGAGCTTACAGAGACAGCTGTTGGTATTCGATACGATTCCAATCTCTGTGATGTTCCTTCTAACGATGTTCCTGAGAGTAAAGACCTCATTATGAAGAGGTATAAGGATATGGAGCTTGGAAGGCTCATTATTAAAGAGTATCCTACTGGAAGTGCTTCTGTGATGACGATCCGCAATCATCTTGAGAAGCTGATGATGAAGAATTTTATTCCAAGTCTTGTTGTGATTGACTATGCAGATGTCATGAGATCGTCTCGACAGTACGATTCGCTCAGACATGAGCTTAAACTCATCTATGAAGAGCTTAGAAATCTTTCTATGGATATGAACATTCCAATTTGGACAGCATCTCAGGCAAATAGAGCGTCATCATCTGCAGACGTTGTTGGACTCGAGAATATGTCCGAGGCTTACGGTAAGGCAATGGTTGCAGATGTTGTTCTCTCTCTTTCTAGAAAGCCGATGGAGAAGGACAAGGGAACAGGAAGAATCTTCATCGCAAAAAATCGAGCAGGTCGAGACGGTGTCGTTTTTCCTGTTCACATTGACACAGCTAGATCTAAGATAGACATACTCGATCCCACGGAACTCTCTCTCAACGAGACAGTTTCACAAGACGAGTCAACGATGAAGGATCTGCTCAAGCAAAAGTGGAAAGAAGTGAGCGGCAATTGATAAATCATTTAGGAGAATTTAATGTCTGATATTTCATATGAGTCTGCATTTAAGTCATGCGTCGAGTACTTTAAGGGTGACGAGCTTGCTGCTACAGTTTTCCTGACTAAGTACGCGCTTGTTAATGAGGGAAAGCTCGAGGAGGCGACGCCAGATGATATGCATCGTCGTCTTGCGAAGGAATTCGCTCGAGTTGAGTCGAAGTATCCCAATCCCATGTCAGAAGATGAGATTTTTTCTCTCTTCAAGGACTTCAAGTATGTAGTTCCACAGGGTTCTCCAATGTCTGGCATCGGTAATCCTCATCAGATTCAGTCTATTTCAAACTGCTTCGTTGTTGAGTCACCGCACGATTCTTACGGCGGGATTCTCAAGACGGATCAGGAGCTTGTGCAGATTGCGAAGCGCCGAGGTGGAATTGGTTTTGATATCTCCACCATTCGTCCAAAGGGAATGCCAACAGGAAACTGTGCAAGAACGACCGATGGTATCGAGGTCTTCATGGACAGATTCTCAAATTCCTGCCGTGAAGTTGCTCAGGGAGGCCGCAGAGGTGCGCTTATGCTCACGATCTCTGTCCACCATCCTCAAGTACTTGACTTTGTTAAGATCAAGCGTGCTCTGACACGTGTGACAGGTGCAAACATCTCTGTTCGTCTCTCTGATGAGTTTATGAATGCTGTTAAGCGCGGCAGCGATTATGAGGTTCGTTGGCCTGTCGACTCAAAGACACCTGTTGTGTCAAACAAGGTGTCTGCCACAGAGGTCTGGGATGCTATCATTGAGAATGCACACGCTTCTGCTGAGCCAGGTCTCCTCTTCTGGGATACTGCAAAGAAGATGACACCATCTGACATCTACGAGAAGGAGGGCTTTGGATCTGTTTCGACGAATCCCTGTGGTGAGATCATCCTGTCACCTTACGATAGCTGTCGTCTTATGCTTCTAAATCTCACTGCTTTCATTAAGAATCCCTTTACACCCCAGTCTTTCTTTGATCAGGAGGACTTTGGAAAGAAGGTTCAGCAGGCTCAGCGTCTTATGGACGATATGATCGACATCGAGATTGAGCAGGTTGATAGAATTCTCACAAAGATTGAGGAAGATCCTGAGCCAGATGAAGTTAAGCGCATTGAAAAGAATCTCTGGACAAAGATTCGCGAGCAGGCAATGAATGGCCGTCGTACCGGTCTAGGTGTTACTGCTGTTGGAGATGCCCTAGCTATGATGGGACTAAAGTACGGATCTGATGAGTCAATTGATGCTGTAGAGGTTTTCTACCGTGAGATGACACTCAATGCCTACCGTGCTTCCTGCATTATGGCGAAGGAGCGTGGAGCCTTCCTGGTCCACGATCATAAGCGTGAGGTAGGCCATGAGTTCCTCGAGAGGATCTGGTCTGCTGATAAGACGGGTGAACTTCGAGCACTGTCTGAGAAGTATGGGCGTAGAAATATTGCTATCACGACCACAGCACCTGCAGGAAGTGTGTCTGTGCTCACTCAGACAACATCAGGCATTGAGCCTGCGTTCATGCTCGCGTACACACGACGCAAGAAGATCAACACAGATGCGGAACCCAATGCTCGTGTCGACTTTGTTGATGATATAGGTGACAAGTGGCAGGAGTTCACAGTGTACCACCACAAGTTCAAGGAGTGGATGGATACTTTGGGAACTGAAACAACAGCATTCTCAACTACAAATGATCTAGTAGCAAGAAGCCCATATAATGGTTCGACTGCAAATGAGATAGATTGGGTAGCTAAGGTGAAACTCCAGTCAGCTGCTCAGAAGTGGGTATGTCACGCTATCAGCAATACCACAAATCTCCCGAATGATACCGATATCGATACAGTCAAGAATGTTTACATGACTGGATGGGAGACTGGTTGTAAGGGCGTCACAATCTACCGCGACGGATGCCGCACAGGTGTGCTAGTAAGCACAGAAAGCAAGGACAAGACTGAAAGCACATCTGAGATTGTTGAGAGAAGCGCGCCAAAGCGTCCTCAAACTCTCAAGTGTGAGATTCATCATGTCAATATCAAGCGTGAGAAGTGGACAATTCTAGTAGGCCTTCTTGAGGGAAGACCCTACGAGGTTATGGGCGGACTTGCAGAGCTTGTTGAGATACCAAAGAAGTACACAACGGGTCAAATCACAAAGCGAGATAGCAAGTCGTCGAACTCTATCTACGATCTACGACTCGGCGACGGAGCGGATGAGCTCGTTATCAAGGATATTGTGAGAGTCTTCGATAATCCAAATCACGCAGGATTCACTCGCACAATTTCACTTTCACTTCGGCACGGTGTGCCAATTCAATATCTTGTTGAGCAGCTCCAGAAGGATAAGGATTACGATCTCTTTAGCTTCGCTAGAGTCATTTCAAGAGTTCTCAAGAAGTTTATTACAGATGGAACGCAGTCCTCTCTAAAGGCCTGTGTTAGCTGCGGCGCAGAGGGCTCTATCGTTTACCAAGAAGGTTGTGAAACGTGTAAGTCCTGCGGCTCCAGCAAGTGCGGATGAGGTGAATTATGAAGTGGACGACAACAATTTCGCACCTGATCAAGGAAATTGAGCTTCGAAAGAGCCCAATTATAATTCGAGTAAATAAGTTCGACGAGGAGAATGCAAAGAAGTTCGATCAAGAAATCGCTCAGGCTCACAATACAGGCCAGAAGGTGATTCCTGTCGTAATTGATTCATACGGAGGTGAGGTCTACTCACTTATGTCAATGATCTCTGCAATCAAGCACGCCGAACTTCCTGTTGCAACAATCGTAGAAGGTAAAGCCATGTCGTGTGGCGCAACCCTTTTCACGTGTGGCAAAGAGGGGATGAGATACATGGATCCAAGTGCAACGCTTATGATCCACGATGTCTCATCAGTTGAGCTCGGAAAGGTAGAGGAAGTTAAGGCTGGTGCAGCTGAGGCTGACAGACTCAACTCCATTGTGTATAAGATGATGGCAGCAAATTGTGGCAAGAAAGAGGATTATTTCCTCAAGATGGTTGATCAAAAGAAGCATGCTGATTGGTTCCTCGACTCTGAGGAGGCACTTAAGCACAATCTTGCTAATCACCTTCGAGTGCCAAAGTTGACTGTTGATGTTTCTGTGAATATCGAGTTCGAGTGATTATTGAGGGAGTCTGAGCGTTACTATGCGTAAGTCATTACTCTACTTCTTAGTAGCGCTCAGCTTCTTCTTCTCAGTGGGCGCGGTTTCGCAGGATATTATTGGTTCTGAGATCCTCGGGTCTTACGAGACGAGCTTTCACTATTCAGGCGAAGAAGTGATAAGGAATCGGGCGAGGAATGTCAGGAGAGCTCTTGAAAAGCTTAACGGCGCAGTAATTCAGCCTGGAAAGAGATTATCATACAACCGCACACTAGGTCCAAGAATTGCTGAGAGAGGCTGGAGGCCTGCAAAGACAATACTAAACGGTGAGATTGTAATAGACTACGGCGGCGGAATCTGTCAAGTATCAAGTACACTTCATGCAGCTGCAATACAGTCGGGTCTCCTGATAGTCAATGCTCAACATCACTCAAGATACATGTCATATATTAGTCCTGGTCTAGATGCAACTGTTAGCTGGCCTAACTTAGACTTAGTGATCCAAAATCCGTATAGCTTTCCAGTGCGCATTCACGCCTGGGAATCACATACAGGAATTGCGTCAGTAGAGTTTATCGGTGCTCAGCGCGAGTGGGATGTTGAAATTTCCCATGAGATTATCGAGAGAAGAAGATTTCATGTTGAGTCAATTGAGAGAAGTGACATGCCTACTTCTTACCGCCATGTTCTCGAGAAGGGAACAAACTTTCTGGTTCTCAACAGGGTGATTGTGAGCACCTCTCGGATCACAGGTGAGATTTTTATTGAGAGTGAAAGAATGCAGTACGAGTCATCACCGAGAATAATTGAGATAGGGACTGCACCTGAATCAATGTAAATTTTTCTGTACATTGATGTCATCCTGTGTATAAATGCAACATGGGTGATAAGATAGGATCTCAATCTGTAGTGTCATGGACCCCTCCAAGATCACCACACGGTCTAATTCAAGAAGACTTGTGGCCAAATGAGTGGAAAATTTTAATTTCCTGCCTGATGCTAAATCTCACCACGCGCAAGCAAGTGGACGGTGTGATCTATAAATTTTTTGATAAGTGGCCTGATCCAGCCTCCCTGGAGGCTGCAGAAGCTCATGAGCTTGAGGACATTATCAAACCATTAGGTATGTGGAAGAAGAGGTCGCAGACGCTACTCAGATTCAACAGAGAGTATCTAACGGGTAAGTGGAAGACAGCCAAGGATATCCACGGATGTGGAAAATACGCAGATGACTGTTGGCGTATTTTTTGTCTTGGCACGTGGACGAGTGTGATTCCTCAAGATCACGCACTGAACAAGTACCATAATTTTCTGACCAAGTCTCTTGGCACGCAACAAACAAAGGAGTGAAGATGATTAGTATTCTGACGTGGCTTCATCGCAATGAGTTTCTAGTTCATGTAGTTATGTGCATTCTTGTCTTCTATGGAATTCAGTTGACTCTTGCAGGATTTTTCTATCCCCCAGCTGTAGAGATGATTTTTAGTTCTATTGTCAGTGCAATGTTTATTATTGGTGTTTTCACTGTCTCGTACAAGGCGTCTTGCATGGTGACAGAAGCAATTAAGAACGCTGTAACACTCGCTGCAATGCAGCATGCTGCTCGACCGCTGCATGAAATTGCAACTGATAAGTCGCTTGATCTTTCGAGTGATTCTGTGATTGTTGTCAAGTCTTCTCCAAAGAGGGCCCGCAAGGTAAAGCAGGTCTCTGAAGAGACGATTTCAGAATCAACAATCAGTTCTGCACCCGTTGTTGAATCGACTCCTGCCCCATCTCCTGAGCCTGAGTCACCACCTGCTGTTAAGAAGCGTCCATCACGATCGAAGAAGAACCCACAGGAGTCCTGAGGATGCAGCTGATCAATAATGCCTGAGTTCAGGCATTGTAAGAGGCTTATCACATACTTAGCCGTGTTTATATCTCAAAGGAAACACGGCTATGTTTGTGTATCTAACAATAAATACAGTTAATGGTAAAATGTATGTCGGAAGATCAATTAGACCAATTACACACACTTATCTAGGCTCTGGTGTTCTTCTAAAACAGGCAATTGAAAAATACGGACCTGATTTATTTAGAAGAGAGATTCTAGAGATACTTCCTGACAGTGCAGAATTTACAGATCTGATGAAGTGTGAGGAGAAATGGATCAAGCATTTTAATGCACCTAATAATCCTAATTTCTACAATATGCCCTGGAGTAGCGGAGGAACAAACAAGCCACTATCATTTGAAATGAAAAAGAGGCTTTCCAAGACAATGAAAGAAAAAGTATATAAAAATGGTCTTCCACAAGAATGGCGTGAGAATGTTATTAATGCGCTGACAGGAAGAGAGCCGTGGAATAAAGGCAAGATATTGTCTGAAGAAGAAAAAAGAGAAATTAGAGAAAAAAGAAAGCCTAATAAATCATATAATGAGAATGAGATAGATCAAATAAGAAGTCTGTATTTAGAAGGAATATCAGCTTCTAAGATTTCACAAATATTTGGTGGGTCTCACAAAACAATTCTAAAAATTGTTAGAAAGCAAGGAAAATATGCCGAAGAATGATAATGAGTCTAATGAGCCTCCGCCTGAAGGCGCAGAAGTTAAGCTGTTCGGTGAATCACTGGCATCAGTTGTCTCTGGAAAGAGCCTTACTGCTGTTGATGTGGTTTCTGGCAGGTACACTAAAAGCAATGTTGAGGGCCTTGATCTCTTCAAGGCCCGCCTTCCCACGAAGATTGTGGGAGTAGGTGTGCACGGTAAATTCATCTACTGGATTGCGACAAATGATGTTTTTATTTACAACACACTTGGCATGACAGGAAGTTGGTCACTCGAAGAGACAAAGCATTCAAGAGTGGTGTTTGATCTGGAGGGTGGCGTTCGTGTGTTCTTCAATGATCAGAGAAATTTTGGAACCATTAAGATGGTTGCAGGACGAGATAATCTGATTAAGAAGCTGCAGTCTTTTGGTCCAGATATGCTTTCACAGCAAGTGAGTGATGCATTCTTCACAAGTCAGCTAATGCAGCGTCCAGAGTGGACCCTCGCTGAGGCGGTTATGGATCAGAGCCTAATTGCGGGTGTTGGAAACTATGTTAAGGCAGAGTCACTCTATCGAGCAGGTCTCTCACCGCATCGTCAAGTGCAAACTCTTAATTCATCTGATTTTGCACGCTTAAAACAAGCAATTCAGACGATCTTGATTGATGCCTATAGACGAGGCGGAGCAAGCATTCAGACTTATCGTGATTTTGAAGGTAATGAAGGGGAATACAGTCAGAAGTTCCTTGTATATAATCAGGATGAAGACCCGAACGGCAATAAAGTCGTAAGGGAAAAGACGAATGACGGAAGAACCACACACTGGGTTCCAGCTGTGCAGAAGTGAGGATTTATGGGTAACACATACACGTTTTCAGATGAGCTTATTTCCACTGTCGCTAAGCTGCTTCAGCTTGCAATGCTCACAGGCACTGATATCTACGATCACATGAGGACAGTTCAGGTCACAAACAGTGAGGACGGAAAGCTTGTTCTAAGCGTTGATTTTAAGCAGAAGCTTGATCAGGAGGTTGAGCGTCTAATGG